AATTTTGCAGATTTAAAATTGGAAGCACACAACGCCCAAAAAACATGGGTTGCAAAAGGAATATCAAATTTAGAAGGTAGGAGTGCTATAGAAATTATAAAAGTGTTTGAAGGTATAGAACTTTCCCCGTATTTAGATAGTGTAAACGTCCCAACCATAGGGTATGGTAATACTTTTTATGAAGATGGTACTAAGGTTAAAATAAGTGATCCTTCTATTACCATGAAACGTGCAGAAGAACTTCTTAGTTATATTGTTAAAGATTTTGAAAAGGGTGTAAAAAAATTAGTTAAAGTTGATATAAACGAAAACCAACTATCTGCCCTAGTTTCATTTGCTTATAATGTGGGGTTAGGTGGTTTTGGGGAATCAACACTTCTTAAAGTTATAAACAAAAACCCAAATGATCGTAACATTGAAATACAATTCAATAAATGGAGAGTGGCTGATGGTATAGTACTACAAGCCCTAGTCAATAGAAGGGCGGCAGAAGCCAAACTATATTTTAGCTAATTAATCATCTTTTAATATCAAAACTATAATTTAAATACTTTATATATAATGTACTATCCTAAATCCCAAATAAAAACCAACCAACATACCAATGGTAGTGAATATACCCTAAGTGGGGAGGATTATATAGGGCCCTATTTTATCAATTCCAGGGGTCAAACCTTTACAGGATCAACACCACAATCTGAGGTAGTACGTTTATTAGAAAGAATAAATCCTTCTCAAGTAGAAAACCCAACAATAACCCCTCAAAAAAACAATACAAAATCACCTCCAATCAATACATCATACTACGAGGTAGATTACCCTTATTTCCAATCATCTAGGAGAAATTTTAATGGTGTACCAAACGCACCTGTTAAACCAATTCAAGAAATTACCTTCCCAACTAAGCAGGATTACGAAATAGGTGAATTACAAAGGTATTTTTTAAAAAAATCAAATGAGGTTCAATTTATTGAGGTAAGCAAAAAACAACAAATTTTATATTCCCAAAAAAGTCAAAAAGTTCAATGGCAACTATATATCCCCCTTACTATATCTTGGGTATTAGAAGGGGACCTTAAAAATGTTTATAATACAAACAAAAATATAGTAAAACTATCGGAAACAAGAAACGAGGCTTATGGTTTTGTAAACTATTTTAATGGTCGATTTACTAAATTCCACAAGGAAGAAGTATCCAACCGAAAAAAATTGAAACACCTACCAAAATAGGTGGCTTACGCTAAATTCTTTCGTATATTGGGGCCTAAATAGGTTATATGTACTGGTTGGTAGAAGATGATAGTCAAATAGAGGTTTTAATTAATAGCGGTTACAAAAAAGCGTTCATTGAGGTGATCCCGTATAATGACTACATACACCCCACCCTAAACCACGTGAGTTTGGTGTATATTAGACCGATTGACGCGCCCAAAGGCTATATGCTGTGCATCACGCATAGTGAAGGTTTGAATGCGTTAAAAACACGTATAGACGAACTAATAAATAAGTTTGAGGTTTTATATTGTCGCGATAAAAAGGAAATGTTACATTATTTCCCAACCAAAACTCTTTATGACATAAACACACCACCTACTACGTATATACGCCCATTAACAAAGGCCCACGAAGTTATATACCAGAAACATAAGGATAAAGAAGATATAAACACATTTATCCCTATTGTTAAGCACTATGAAATGTGCGAGCAAATATATGGTGATTTAAAATTAAATATTAACAAAAACAACAACAATTATGACGAATTCTTCAACAACCGAGTATCCGTGGTATTCAACGCCATCGAAAGGGTGGGAATACAAATACATCCCGAACGATTCAAAGAACACTTTTACGATGAAAAAGGACCCAAGGTTTACACGCAGTACAACCTCAAAACCACTACCACAAGACCCTCAAACAAATTTAAAGGAGTAAATTATGCCGCACTTAATAAAGAAAATGAATGTAGAAAAAGTTTTATCCCAAGCAATGACAGTTTTTACGAGATCGATATTAGTGCTTTTCATCCTAGTCTCGCTTGTAATCTTATTGATTTTACTTTCCCCAGTGTTGATATCCATTCGCATATGGCAAAACTTTATAAAACCACGTATAAAAAATCAAAGGAATTAACCTTTAAACAGTTATACGGGGGGGTTTTCGACAACTACAAACACCTGGAATTCTTTCAAAAAATTGAAAAATACGTAGGAGATATGTGGGAGAAGTTCCAAAGCGACGGTATGGTAGTATGCCCGATTTCTAGCTTTGTGTACAAAAAAGAAGACCTGGAAAATATGAACCCACAAAAACTCTTCAATTATGTGTTACAAAATTTGGAGACATCAACAAATGTTCGTATATTGTGGGACGTACTTAGTTTATTGAGAGGTAAGAAAACTAACTTAGTACTATATACATACGATTCATTCTTATTTGATTGGGATGAACGTGAACAAGATGTGATAAAGGATATAAAAGGAATATTTGAAAAACACAAATTCAATATTAAAACAAAACAAGGTTATGACTATGATTTTAGATAAAATCCCCCATATGTATACTATGAAATATGATATAGAAGATCATTTAAAGAAAAATATGGCCAATAACAAGTTGTTTTGCACTTTTACCAATCTAGATAATCTGGATGCATTGATAGAAGACATTATATCCAAGTACGTAATTATATATAACAAAATCTTTGTTTTAGAAATTATAGGGAAGGATGAATATGTTGTCACGTACAACGTAGAGCAAGGAAACGTACAAAACACACCAGAAAATACCATTTTGGTGCATAGAAAGAAGGAATCCAACACTTTATATACAATTAATGCTTTAAATGAGTTAATCAAAAAGCTTAATGGTGGTGTTGTAGATACCAAATTTAAAGTAGATTGGCAACATTATAGGAACTGTGTGTTACTTACACAACATAATGAGCTTTCTCAATTGAGTACAAAAATCCACAAAATAATCGAAGTATAATGAAAGAATTAAACACATTTAGAAAGTATTTAGAGGAAGGAATAGATCAATCCCAAAGACAAGAAGCAAATGGTGAATATAAGGGAATTGCTTATGAGATTTGGTATAACCCTAAAAAAGGATATTACGCAGATAATAAGGAAGGGGATATCATTAATCGATATTCATATTTTGATACACAGGGAGAAGCAGAACACCACGCCGAACTGGAAATTGATGGGTTCATAGAAGACATTAATAGTGATTTGGATGAGGGTAAAGAATACGAAGATTATTAAAATAAATTAGGAGCCCCGGGATGGGGTTCGTATATTTATGTTATATATAAACAGTTATAATTAAAATAAAGTTACATTATGGATTTATCAATGCTTAAACAGAAGTTGGACACACTCCAACAAAAAACACCTGTGGGTGGGCCAAAAAGAGATTATTCTCTAACATTTTGGAGACCAACCGTAGGAAAACAACAAATCAGAATTGTACCATCGGCATACAATGCTGAAAACCCATTTTCGGAATTAAAATTCTATTATGGTATTACAAACAAGGTAATGATTTCACCCGAAGTATTTGGGGAGAAAGACCCAATTGCCTTATTTGCTAGCAAACTTAGAGAAGAATATAGTAGAGAAAATTATTTATTGGCTAAAAAGTTAGATGCTAAAACTAGAATCTTTGCACCTGTAATCGTTAGAGGTGAAGAAGATAAAGGTGTTAGATTATGGCAATTTGGAAAGTTAATTTACGAAGAATTACTTTCATTAGCAGTAGATGATGAAATTGGAGATTATACTGATATCGTAAATGGTAGAGACCTTACAATTGAAACGGTAGGCCCAGAATCTACAGGTACTCAATACAACAAGTCCTCAGTTAGAGTTAGACTTAAACAGACACAACTTAGTAAGGATGCTGCTCAAGTAGAGTTATGGAGTGCAGATCAACCAGATCCAACAAAGGAATTTAAACAATTCACATTTGATGAAATGAAATCAGCGTTAGAAAAATGGTTAGAACCAGAACCTAATAGTGAAGGTGAGGGAGATGCATCTTATCAAACAACCCCAGCAAGTGTAGGAACTCCAAAATCTAATTTTAGTATGGATACTACAAAAGTAAAACAAACAAAAACAGACCAATTCGATTCTCTATTTGATGAAAAAGACGGTGGGAAAGATGATCTACCCTTTTAAATATGGCGAAAAAAACACCAAAGTCACTCTCGGCGGCCGTGTCTGCCGAGATTATGGCAAAGTTTGACCTTAATAAATTTAAAGCATTTAAGGGTTTAAATAAAAACGTCAAATTTAAGGAACAAACGTGGATACCATTATCCCCAGCATTTCAAGAAATTTCAGGAGTACCTGGTCTTCCTATGGGGCATATCACCTTACTAAGAGGGCATTCGGATACAGGTAAAACCACAGCACTATTAGAAGCAGCAGTTTCATCACAAAATATGGGTCAACTCCCAGTATTTATTATCACTGAAATGAAGTGGAATTGGGAATACGCGGTTCAAATGGGGTTAAAAGTTAAACTAATTAAAGATGATGAAGGTAATGTTATTGATTATGAAGGAAACTTCATTTATGTTGATAGAGAAACTTTACATACTATTGAAGACGTAGCAGCATTTATAATGGATCTACAAAATGAACAGAAAAAAGGTAATTTACCTTATGATCTAACATTTTTCTGGGATTCTATTGGTTCTATTCCTTGTGCAATGTCAGTTGAAAAACTGAAAAATAACAATGAATGGAATGCAGGTGCAATGTCAACACAATTTGGTAATACAGTTAATCAAAGTATTGTAATGTCTCGTAAAGAATCATCACCATATACTAACACCTTAATTGCAGTTAATAAAGTATGGACTGCCAAAGCCGAATCACCTATGAGTCAACCTAAGATGATGAACAAAGGTGGGATGGCTATGTGGTACGACGCAACTTTTGTAGTTACCTTTGGTAATGTCTCAAATTCCGGAACTTCTAAAATTAAAGCAATTAGGGGGGGTAAGCAAGTAGAATGGGGTAAAAGAACCAACCTACAAATTGATAAAAACCACGTTAATGGTATTCAATCAAGAGGTAAGCTTGTTATGACTACCCACGGTTTTATTTTAGATTCGGATAAAGATAAAAATGCTTACAAGAAAAAACACAGTGATGAGTGGGCGAAAATCCTAGGAGGAGGGAAATTCGAAATTGTAGAGGAGGATGATGATGTAACCCCTGTATTATTCGACCCGGGGGACATTTAAAAACAAAAACATGAAGCATAGAGAATTATTTAAGCTGTTGGATGAAGTCCAAGAGCAAGGGGAGGAAACAACTCCTAATAGACACGATAAAGTATTAATCCTAGATGGGTTAAACCTTTTCTTTAGGAACTTTGCTATGATGAATATGGTTAACCCCGACGGGGTCCATATTGGAGGTTTAGGTGGTTTCTTCCGTTCTTTAGGTGCTATGATTAGACAAACAAACCCCACATCTGTTTATGTAGTATTCGATGGAGCCGGTTCTACAGTAAATCGTAAGAACTTGCTCTCCGAATACAAGGCAACAAGGAATTTACAAAGAATTACAAATTGGGAAGCGTTTGATAACATTGAAGAAGAACACGATTCTAAAATAGACCAGATTGTACGAATAATTCAGTATTTAAAGTTACTTCCAGTTAAAACTACTATACTTGATAAAGTTGAGGCTGATGATATAATTGCTGTATTAGTGGAGAAATTAGTAGAAAAACACAATTCAACGTGTTTTATAGTATCTAGTGATAAAGATTTCCTACAGTTGGTAACAGACAAAATTATCGTGTATAGACCTATGGAGAAAGAGTATTACACTCCTAAAGTTATAGAAGAAAAAATAGGTTTACTACCTTCAAATTTTATCATACATAAAACATTATTAGGTGACAATTCAGATAATATTAAAGGTATAAAAGGATTGGGTGCTAAGGGCATATTTAAAAGATTCCCTGAATTAAAAACCCAACATTTAACTTTAGATGATATTTTTGATATATCTGCTAGGAAATATAAGGAACATATTGTATATTCACGGATAATTCAGGATAGGGCTCGAATTGAAATTAACTATAAAGTTATGGATTTAAGTGTTCCCATGATTGACGATAGAGGCAAACAGCACATCGATGATTTAATAGGAGAAGAATTACCTGAATTTAATTCCAAAATGTTTATTTCATTTTACAATGAGGATAAATTAGGAGGAATGATTAGAAACTTGGATAGCTGGTTAAAAGATATTTTCAGCCAATTTCCTATTTTTAAACAATAGATACAAGGTATAAGTCGTATATTCGACATAAATAGGTTATAAACTTTTAAATAGAAAAAAATTGACTTTACAAACATTAAATCAATACGGTAAGGATTTTCAAATTAAAGCCATATCATCATTATTAACCCATAAGGAATTATTAACGAATATCCATGATATTATTAGTGAGGAATTCTTCGAAAATAGTGCCCATAGATGGTGTGTTAAAGCTATTTTAAAATATTACGATAAATACCACACAACACCTTCATTGGAAGTATTAAAAGTGGAACTACAGAAGGTTGACAATGAGGTATTACAATTATCTATTAGAGAACAATTAAAAGAAGCATATGTTACCTCTGATGAAGATTTAGCATATGTTCAAGAAGAATTTACTAATTTTTGTAGAAACCAACAATTGAAGAAGGCCTTAATGTCGTCTGTGGATTTATTAAAAGCAGGCGATTTTGATGGTATTAGGTATATTATTGATGGGGCTTTAAGAGCAGGACAAGATAAAAATATAGGACATGAATATGTTAAAGATATTGAATCTCGGTATAGAGAAGATTCAAGAAAAACAATTCCTACTCCCTGGGATAAAATTAATGATATATTACAAGGAGGATTAGGAAACGGTGATTTTGGTCTCATATTTGGTAGTCCAGGAGGTGGTAAGTCTTGGTCATTAGTAGCCGTTGGGGGTAATGCTGTTAGATTAGGATATAATGTAATACATTACACACTAGAATTAGGTGAAGAATATGTTGGTAAAAGATACGATGCTTTTTTCACCGGTATACCCGTTAATAAAACCCAACTTTTAAGAACTAAAGCTGAAGAGATTATACCTCAATTACCCGGAAACCTGATAATTAAAGAATTCCCTACAGGACGCGCCACAATATCCACAATTGAATCCCACATTAAAAAGGTTGAAAGTATGGGGGTTACAGCTGATTTAATAATTATAGATTATGTTGACTTACTTTCATCACTTCGCAAAAGTAGGGAACGTAAGGATGAAATTGATGATATTTATATTAGTACCAAAGGCTTAGCTAGAGAACTTAACATACCAATATGGTCAGTTTCTCAAGTAAATAGGGCTGGTGCTGGTGATGATATTATAGAAGGTGATAAAGCAGCTGGGTCTTATGATAAGCTAATGATTACCGATTTCTGTATGTCTTTATCAAGGAAGAAGGAAGATAAGATAAGAGGAACGGGTAGGTTTCACATTATGAAAAACAGATATGGGATCGATGGTATTACATTCGGGGTTAAAGCGGATACATCAACAGGCCATTTTGAAGTACATAATTATAATGTAGATTTTGAAGAAGAAAAAAGTTTTTCACCCGCTAATAAATCAAATAAGTTTGATACTGACACAGACAAGTTTGATAAGGAGAGACTTCGTAGTAAGTATGATCCAGGGTTTTTTGAATTAAGTAAATAATAACTAAATCAATTTTAAAATGGCTAAAACATCATTACTACAGGAACGCATTATTTACAAACCTTTCGAATACCCCGAGGCATACGATTTTTGGTTAAAACAACAACAATCACATTGGTTACACACCGAAATACCAATGATGAGTGATATTAATGATTGGAAACAAAATCTAACTAAAAATGAAAAAAACATTATTGGTTCAATTCTAAAAGGTTTTGCACAAACTGAAACTATAGTAAATGATTACTGGTCCACTTTAGTTACTAAATGGTTTAGAAAACCTGAAGTAATTATGATGGCTGTTACCTTCGCTTCATTTGAAACTATCCACGCCGAGGCCTATTCTTTGTTAAATGAAGAATTAGGTTTAGATGATTTCGCTGAGTTTTTAGAAGATGAAGCAACAATGGCAAAAATTAATGCTTTAACCAAAGTTAGAGACTCCCATAATGGGGAAACTAACTGGCATGAAAGAGCAAAATCATTAGCAATATTCTCAGCATTCACAGAGGGAGTTAATTTATTCTCATCATTTGCCGTATTATTATCATTTAAATTAGATAATAAACTCAAGGGAGTAGGTCAAATAATAGAGTGGAGTATTAGAGACGAATCATTACATTCAAACGCAGGGTGTTGGTTATTTAGAACGTTATTAGAAGAACATCCTGAATTCAATACCCCGGAATTAAAAGAAGATATTGAAGAAGCAGCACTATTATCCTTAAAATTAGAGTTAGATTTTATTGATAAAGTATATGAAATGGGGGACTTACAGGGTTGCCCTAAATACGATTTAATATCATTTATTAAACATAGGGTAAATACCAAAATGGGTGATTTAGGATATGGAGCCGTAGTTAATGGTATTGATAAAGAAGCAGTACAAAGAATGAGTTGGTTTGATAATTTATCAGGTGGAAAACAACACACAGATTTCTTTAGCACAAGGGTAACTAATTACAGCAAAGGTGTCCAAAATTGGGACGCAAACGATATATTTTAAAATATGGAAAACAACGCATTACAAGTAGATTATAGTCAATGGACCCCAGGTAAAGAGTTCCCTGAGTGGATGGATGATATTTCACTAGCAACTATTTCAAAAGGGTATTTACTCCCAGGAGAAACTGTAAGAACTGCCTATAAAAGAGTATCAAATTCTGTTGCTAATAGACTTAAAAAACCAGAATTAGCTGGTAAATTCTTTAAGTATATTTGGAATGGGTGGATAGGATTAGCATCACCGGTTATTTCAAATATGGGAACGGATAGAGGCCTACCAATTTCATGTTTCGGTGTAGATACCCCCGATTCAATACGTGGAATAGGTTTAACTAACGCGGAACTAATGAAACTCACCGCGTCCGGTGGGGGTGTAGGTATTTCGTTATCTCGCATTAGAAGACGTGGGGAAGGAATCGCGGGTAATGGTAGAAGTGAAGGGGTAGTACCGTGGGCTAAGATATTTGATTCGTCAATAATTGCCACTAACCAAGGTAATGTTAGAAGAGGAGCAGCATCCGTAAACTTAGATATTGAACATGGGGATATTGATGAGTTTTTACAAATTCGCAGACCTAAGGGTGACCCAAATAGACAATGTTTAAATTTACACCAATGTGTAATTGTAGGTGATTCATTTATGAGAAAATTAGAAGCTAGAGACCCGGAATCAATTAATAGGTGGGCTACAGTTTTAAAATCAAGAATGGAAACCGGAGAACCTTATATTATGTATAAGGACAACGTTAATAAAAATAACCCTATTTCTTATAGAATGCACAATTTAGAGGTATCTATGACTAATATTTGTTCTGAAATAACATTATTTACAGATGAAGAACATTCGTTTATTTGTTGTTTATCATCACTTAATTTATCTAAGTGGGAAGAATTTAAAGATACCGATTGCATCCAAATGGCTGTCTGGTTTTTAGATGGGGTAATGCAGGAATTTATTGATAAATCGGCAGGTAAATCATCATTACAAAGAACCTATAATCACGCCCGAAAGGGTAGAGCATTAGGTTTAGGAGTAATGGGATGGCATACTTTTTTACAACAAAAAGGATTACCCTTTAATTCTATAGCCTCTACAGTACATACTAGAAACATATTTAATAGAATCCGAAGCGAAGCAGAATCGGCATCAATGGATTTAGCTGCGGAGTATGGAGAACCACTATGGTGTAAAGGAACAGGTATGAGAAATACACACCTGTTAGCCATAGCCCCTACAGTATCAAATTCAGTTATTTGTGGTGGCATTAGTGCGGGTATCGAACCTTTACCGGCTAATATTTATACTTTTAATGGAGCTAAAGGTACTTTTATTAGGAAAAATAAATCACTTGAAGCCTTACTTGAAACTAAAGGCGAAAACAAAGAAATTTGGTGGAACCAGATTCTACAAGAAGGGGGATCTGTGCTGGGTTTGCCGGATAAGGTACTAACTTCTGAGGAAAAAGAAGTATTCTTAACTTTCTCTGAGACAAATCAGTTAGAATTAGTAAAACAGGCGGCAGAACGTCAAAAATACATAGACCAGACACAATCTTTAAATCTTTCTTTCGACCCTAACGATTCTCCCAAATGGATTAACCAAGTCCATATGGAGGCATGGAAGCTGGGCGTTAAAACGCTATATTACTTACGTACTGACTCCGTAATTAAAGGAGATTTGGGGAGTCGCATGGCTGATTGTCTTTCTTGCGAAGGTTAACGAGGCACTACATACAGCTGAATGGGCAGGCGTTAGCAAACAGGTACTCCAACTAATACTAACCATAAGACCACAGAGAATCGGTAAAATACCAACTTCTACAAAAGGTTTTAAATTCTCGTATAAATAATCATATCTTTTAATTCTCCCCTCATATTTATATTCAACACAAATCTATAATAATATGAGGGTATTAGTATTAATTGTTTTGTTACTAATTTCTTTTCCTTTGCTCTCCCAGGAAACTGAAAAAAACTCATTTTTTAAGGGTCTCTTTCAAGATTTCCTAAAATTTGATCTTAATTATACATTTAAATAAGCAATGGTAAAAAAAATAAATAAAAATTCCACTCTAGGGGTGGATGTTGATGGAAGTGGAAAACCCACTTTTTCTATAAATGCTAAAACCTTTACAATGTTTGCTATAGGAATGGCAACTGTAATAGGTATGTGGTTTACCTTACAGGCAGATATATTGAAGGCTATGGAACTTCCAAAACCTCAAATAGAAAGAATAGAATACGATCTAAAGGATGAGCTTATCAGGCAAACAATAATGGATACTCAAAAGGATGTTGAAGATATCCTGAAAAAGCTAGAAAAATTAGATGAACGTCTCTATAAGTTGTCACTAAAAATACAATAAAAAATCAAATGAAAACAGTATTATTTATTTTAGTATCACTTCTAAGTTCAATAGCTTACGCGCAAAGTTTTGTACCCGAAAAATATTGGATTGAAGATTCAAACTTCGAAGAAAAAATTAAAGAACATCATGTATTTGGAGATGATAATAAATTACCTATTGTTGTTGAGTTTTGGGCTTCTTTTAACGCCCATAATTGTTTTGCAGATTGGGATAAAATTAAAAACGCAATTTATTATAGAGTTGATCTCTCAAAAGCCCCAATAGCTAAGAAAAAATATAAAATAAAAATGACACCCACTATTATAATATTTGAAAAGGGTGTAAAAAAAGAAATATTTAAAGCTGGGTTGGATTTACTATTACCAACTAGTTTAAGTGAGGTGCAGAGGATAATTGATGAAATTAATACTGCTTCTAAATTTTAAAAACTATAATATGACATTTAAAGATTTGTTTAAAGACGACAATAATATTAATGAAAAAAGCGTAGTAGGATTTATGTCCTTCATCGTAATGGTCATCTTTGCCATAGTAGATATAGTAACAGGAATATACGGAAAAGAACTTCAAATACAAGATTACATTTATAATTCTTTCGTAATCATAACCCTCGGCGCATTTGGAATATCCGAGCTTGGCAAAATATTCGGTAAGAAAAAAGATACCGAATTATAATTAGTTGCGCATTGTTTAACTAAAACCCCAATTTAATGGAAATTCTAAACAAGATCGGCTCTTGGGCCAACAAACTGACTGAAATATGTATTTCAGTTATTGCACTCGGAATAGTACTCGAAGTATTATTTGGAGGAGTAGGAATACCTTTTTGGCCTGACATTTCAGTAGTAGGAAATATTATGGACATATTAGGATCCTTATCGGCTGAAGGACTACTAGGATTAGTAGGTGTTTTTGTATTAATCCACATTCTTAAAAAATAGAATGAAATTCAATATTTATCCCCGCATCCTAACCATGTGTGGGGATTTATTATCTAAGTATGGGATATTTAAAAAACATTTTATTAACCCCATACTCAAACTTAACAAAACACAGAGAATAATGGAATTAGAAGTATTAAGATTTAGCTCTCAGAAAGATAGTACTAATGGGCTACTATTTGATGTAACAACTGGATGGGATAGGAGATTTTTAGCTTACACTTTAGAGGATGAGTATAGAGATACCAAAGTCATGTCTGAGACAAGAATACCAGAAGGCAAGTACAAAATTAAATTAAGGACCGTAGGCGGCTTCCACGGTAGGTATGCTTCAAAATACGGATCAATGCATAAAGGAATGTTACACGTACAAGATGTACCTGGGTTTGAATATATTTTAATTCATACTGGAAACACAGACGAACATACCGCAGGTTGCCTATTAGTAGGCGATACACAAGTACAAAATATAACAAAATCAAAGGATGGTTTTATAGGTTCCTCTGTAGATGCCTATAAAAGAATATATCCTCCGATAGCTGAAGCCTTAGAACGGGGAGATACAGTAGAAATTACGTATATTGATTTTGACACTATCTAAAAACTAAAATATGTTATCAAACTTAAAAAAAGGAATGTTCCCATTCCTAATTGCTTTCTCCGCTTTATCAGTAAGTACATCAGCCGCATTTTATTCAGTTAGTGGTCTAAGTAAGTTATTTGCGGGTGCCTCCCTTGAGGTTATTATAATGGCTGGCTCATTGGAGTTTGCTAAATTGGTAACAGCCTCTCTTTTATACCAATATTGGGGCACAATTAATAAAACATTAAGAACTTACTTATGTATATCTACTGTAATATTAATATTAATTACTAGTATGGGGATTTATGGTTTCCTAAGTGCAGCTTACCAGGAGACATATTCTAAATATTCTTCAATGGAAAACGAAAAAACCTTTATCCAACAAAAAGTAGACTTTTACCAAACAGATGTAAGTAGATATGATAAAGAAATTGAGAGGATATCTAGTAACATTAGTATACTTTCCAACTCTAAAGCCTCTTCAATACAGGTACGAGATACTACATCCTCAACGGGTTTTAGAAACACAATCTCAACAATCGAGTTAAGGATGGCTCAAAATCGTATTAACGTTGAGGAGGAGAATCGTAAATCAATGCAATCTAAAAGAACTATGGCCACGGATAGCCTACAGAAATTCCAATTACAAGTGTTGGAAATAGACAATAACAACGACGTTGCTAGAGAATTAGGACCACTACAGTATTTATCGAGTTTAACGGGTTATCCCATGGATAAAATCATAAATGTATTACTATTAATTATAATATTTGTATTTGACCCCCTAGCTATATCCCTTGTGATAGCTGCAAATTTTGCTTTTACACAAGCTTACCCACCCAAAAAATATAAAATTAATTTATACGAGGAGGAAATTGAAGTCCCCCCAACAGAATCGGCCTTTGATACCTATTCTGATGAATATAAAAAAAGAAGAGATGCATTAGGTAAACATGGTAATGAGGGGGAACTTTATGACAAATCCCCATTTTTTGAAGAAATGGTAAGAAACAAAAAAAATCCCCAACCTCCTAACGATAATGACAAAATACATTAAAAGTATTTCAAGAAAAAATTAGAATACCGGGAATATTTTTTGTATATTTAAGTGCACGACAATTTAATATTAAGTATAAAACATATGAAGTTTACTAAGGGTGAAGAAGAATACATAAAGGAATTTAACCTTGAAAATGTTTGCATAGGTCTAACTCTGGACATCCAGAAATATAATGAACCTTCAAACCCATGGGAAGAATTATTTGAAAATTTAGATGATGAATGGATTTTAGAAACTATAAATCAAGGTAACTTAGAAAATATTTGCATAGGTCTAACTCTAGACATCCAGAAATATAATGAACAGTCAAACCAATTATATTCTAAATTAAATTAATATCATTAAATTATAGGTTACTAATGTAATATAACTTATAAAAAGAATTCCCAAAAAAATTAGGCTACCCG